ACGAGGGTGTTGGCGGCCAGCCCCACCACAGCGTGGGGCTATATTTTCCATAGCGAACGGAGGTCCGCATGGCGCTCACAGCGAAACAGCGGGCCTTCGCCCGCGAATACCTACTTGACTTCAACGCCTCAGCCGCCGCCGAACGCGCCGGGTACAGCCCCAAGACCGCCCGCCAGCAAGGCCACCGACTGTTGACAAATGCTGACGTGCAAGCCACGCTCGCCAAAGGTCACGCCCAAGCCGAAGAGAAGGCCCTTGTGACGCGCGAGGAAGTCATTCACGGCCTTCGACGCGAAGCCGAGTACATGGATGAGGGCGCAAGCCATGCAGCCCGCGTGAGCGCCTGGGAGAAGCTCGGTCGGCACCTCGCCATGTTCACCGACAAGCACGAACACACGTTCAAGCGTGACCCCCGCGAGTTGAGTGACGACGAGCTCGAAGCGGCACTGGCTGATGCTGGCCTCACCGAGTAGCCTCCTACTGGAACACGAACGCAGGCGGCGGCACCGACTCCGCTTGCCTCTAAGCGAGTTTGTACCTAGCGTCTCACCAACGCTTGTCGCGCCTGTCCACCTTGCACCCCTCGTCAACCTGTTCGGGCGTGTCGCAGCTGGTGAAGAAGTCCGCGCCGTCGTCAGCACCCCACCCCAGCACGGGAAGAGCGTCACCGCGCTGCACGCGTTGTGCTGGCTGCTCGCTAGGGACCCTACCCGGCGGCATGCGTACGCGACGTACGCGCAGCAGTTCGCTCGCGACCAAAACACTATCGCGCGCCCCATCGCGCAACGCGCCGGAATCCGCCTGACGGACGTGAGTGCCGACCGTTGGCGCACCAGTGAAGGCGGCCGCATCGCCTGGACCGGCGTTGGCGGCCCCCTCACAGGTCAAGCCATCGACGGCCTCCTGTTAGCGGATGACCTCCTGAAGAACCGGCAGGAAGCCGAGTCCGCAACGCATCGCGACCGGATCATGGGTTGGCTACACGGTGTCGGCCTCACGAGAGTCCACCCCGGCGGGTCAGTCATCCTCATCGCCACAAGGTGGCACCCGCGCGACCCGTCCGGGCAACTCATTGAGCGAGGCTGGGAAGAGATCAACCTACCCGCACTCAACCCCGACGGCCACGCCCTATGGCCCGAAGCGAGGCCCGCAGAATGGCTGGAGCAACGCAAAGCAGAGTTGAGTGACTACGACTGGTGGAGCCTGTACATGGGGCGCCCCCGGCCACGCGGCGGCGCGGTCTTCAAGGGTGCGCACCTGTACGACGACCTGCCCGACGGTGGGTACCAGGAGGCGCACGGGTTCGACGCCGCGTACAGCACGCACACCCGTTCCGACTACTCCGTGACCCTTACCGGCCGCAAGCATGGCGACACGCTCTACGTGACCCGCATGATTCGCGACCAGCTCGAAGCTAGGCACTACCTCGCGAAGCTGCAAGCGGTCGGCGTGAAGCGAGTCGCGTGGTACCGCGGCGGCACTGAGAAAGGCTTGGAAGCCATGCTGGAACAGAACGGCATTCGGGTTCGGTCTTTACCTGTCAGTGGTGGCGACAAGTTCGTGCGTGCCCAACACACCGCCCAAACGTGGAATGACGGCCGCATTCTCCTACCCAAGAACGAACCGTGGGTCGAAGAGTTTCTAGACGAGATGCTGGCCTTTACCGGCACGACCGCGGATCGGCACGACGACATTGTGGACGCTCTCGCTGCGTTGCACGACGACATGTTCAACAAGGACTACACCGACATTCCAACCGCGGAACGCGCGTACATTTAGGAGGCGCACATGATCAACCTGGCACTCGTGCAGGCAGAACTAAACAGCGTCACCACGCGCGTCACCACTCGCTACGAAGCCGAAGAATGGGCAACCGGCCAGTTCGACACGCCACCCTACGACCTACTACCCGACATTCCCCCCGCCGCAAAAACCGCAGCGAAACGGCTAGCCGGCATGTCGCAAAGCCTTGGCCCACGCATTGTCAGCGTCAAGAAGCACCTCACGCTTGGCGAAGTCAACTGGGGTGGCGACAACCCCGGCAATATTGACGAGAACCTAAACGCCCTCGACCTGGACGACCTTGCGGACGCCCTAATGGAATCCGGGTTGGTAAGCGGTTTCCCATGCGGCATTGTCCGCAGGCCCGTGACAGGCGAAACGGACGACGGCGATGCACTAGCAGGCGATCCCGTAATTGAACCCTTGCTGGGGCATACGGAACCCCTGTACGACGCGGAACACCCCAACCGCGTTGCTGGCGTCTACCAGGCGTGGCGGTCACTGGATGTGCGTGAGAAGGGGTGGCGCGTCCGCATTTACGATTACGACCTTCGCACCATCACGGAATGGCGAGAGTTGAACCAGCCGTACCAAGTGGGTGGGCAACCATTCACGGTAATTGAGAACGCGCCCATGCCAAGGTACCAAGTGTTCCGGCGCGGCCGGGGGAACCTCCCGATTGGCGACATGGAAATTGCGCTTCCACTCCTGAAGAGTGACTGGTCCAGCCAACTCAGGGGCGACCGCGCAGAAGAAAACACGGCATTCAGTCAACTAGTTATTGTCGGCAGTATCGACGTGGATGAGGAACGCGGCGCAAACCGCGTGATTCGCGTGAAAGAAGGCGGAGACGCAAAGTACCTCACGCCCGGCCAGCTGGAACAGATTCACGCGCATCACGACAGGAAGATCGAGCGGTTGCGAAGAGACTTGAACCTCCCCGGCGGTGTCCTGTCCGGGTCCAACATTTCGGGTGAGGCGCTGCGGGAAGACAATGCCCACGCCATTGCCGACTCAAGGTCAAAAGCACAAAAACTGTCCCGCCTCCTGACTGACCTTGTTAGCGACTACGCAACAGAAGTTGGCGTGACGGACGCGCCACCCGTCGTTGTCAGTATCAACCGGGAGTATGAAGCCGCTACGAACGTGGATCGGATTGTGTTGTTGTGGCGGAACGGGTTGATTGACCACGGTGCCGCCGTTAGGTCCGTCAGTGCGTACATCCCCACCTGGTCGGATGTTGAGGTGGAGGAGTTCATTGCCAGTCAAGCGGAGGTCGTACCGCCCCTTGACGCCGTTTCCGGCGCGGAGGAAGTGTGACGCGGTGTAGGAGCTACCCGCCGTGGCGGTGAATGTCGAGCGGATTGTTGAGCGGGCCAATGCCATCCTTAGTCGGCAGGAGGTGGCGCACGTCCGCAGGCTACGCGCCATCTCCAACGGGACGTATCAACGCCTCGCCACGGAGATTCGGAGGCGGTGGCCTGACGCGCTGGATGACGTGGCTGCAGCTGGTACCCGCACGTTTGCGGAGGCTCGCGCTCGCGCACTCCTGGTGCAACTCTCAGCCCTCCTGGAAACCCTGGACTACGGCCGGCCAGAGTCCGGCGTGCCGCCGTTGGTGCGGGACATGGTGACCGTCGGCCAGGAGACAGGCTCCGACGTCGCGAACGAACTGCTCAGTGCATACGGCGCCTCGACGCTCGCAGCGGCGCAGACGACCACCGTTGACGTGAGAGCCGTGGATGCGGCAGTCAGAAACTCGCAAGCCCGCTTGAGCCGGTACGGTCGCGAAGCTAGAGACCGTATCGAGCAGAGCGTCGTCAACGCCCTCGTGCAAGGCCAAGGCAGCCAGAAGATCACGCGCGACATTCGGGAAGCCATCCGCGGAGATGCGGCAGCACCCGACGCGGGCCTGCACGCCCGCGCCGAAACGATCGCGCGTACGGAGCTTGCCAGCGCGAAGGCTGAAGCCAGCCGGGAACGCTACGCCGAGGCGGGCGTGGAGTACATCCAGTGGTACGCCACGCTTGACGAGAGGGTCTGCCCCTACTGCGGTCATCGCCACGGCAAGGTGTACCCCCGCAACGAACTAGTCATCCCGGCGCACCCCAGGTGCCGCTGCTACGCCGCGCCGTTCCGACGGGAATACACCGACGCTGGCCTCGTTGACCAGGACGCGTGGCGGCAACAAGAAACGGAAATTGTGGCCCTTGTAGAGAAGCCGCAGACGGGCGCTACGCCCTTCGAGCGAGCCAACGGGCGTGAGTACCCCCGCGCCGCCTGGACGCCCTCACAAGGCTGGATACAGTAGCGTGGCGAGTATGAGGGTCCGCACCCGCACGCGGCTTGGCGTCTATTGGGACGAACACAACTTCGAGAGGACGTGCGTCGTCCTCGAAGTGAACGCCGGCCGGGAATGGAGATCCATCTCGGCGCTCGACGTGCGCACGAGGGAACGTATCCTCGACCCGCCCTCAGCCATCCCCATAGCAAGCAAGTAACCCCGCCAAGTGCGGGGTTTTCCTTTGGGCACCACCCCCGGCGGGTGGGTAAGCCCCAACCGTATCTCGTTCACCCCAGGAGGGTGCTATATGCCTGACGACCTGAACGCAACTGAGTCCACCCCGGAGGGGACCGAAACCGACGCGCCACAGGCTGACGCGAAGGAATCCACCCTAGACACCGAAGCGATGCGTAAGGAACTCGAGAAGGTCCGCAAGGAAGCCGCGAAGTACCGGACTCGCCTCCGTGAACGCGAAGAAGCGGAACAGACTGCTGCCGAAGAGAAACGCAAAGCCGAACAAACCGCTGAAGAACGCGCGAAAGACGCGGAGAAACGCGCCGAAGAAGCGCTCGCCGCAGCTGAGAAGCGCGTCCAAACAGCGGAACGCAAAGCCGCACTCGCCGGCAAAGTCACGCAACCCGACCGCGTACTGCGCCTCATGGACAATCCCGACGAGTATTTCGACGGTGCCGAACCTGACGTGGACCGCATCACCAAAGACTTCCCGGAGTACACCCCAAAGCACGCCGGGTCCACCCCCGTCGATGGAGCTCGCCCCCGCAGCGGGAAAGAACCGCCAGCCAGCATCGGAGACGCCATCAACCAGCACTACAACTTCAAGGATTAGGGAGACTGAACAATGGCTTTCACACTCACGCAATACAAGAACAGCGCCGAAAACGCGATCGATCAAATGGTGGTCGATCAGTTCCGCCGCAGCAACTGGCTTCTCGACCGCATGCCGTTCGATGATGGCGCACACCCGTTCGGACAATCCGGGTGGGTGTATCAGTACGATCGCCTCACAACCGAACCGACCGCCGCGGTACGCGCCGTAAACGCGGAGTACAGTGCGCAACAGGCCGTCACGACCGCGCAAACCGTGGAACTCAAGATTTTCGGTGGCAGCTTTGAAATGGACCGCACGCAAATCGGTACGGCCCGCTACGGCGACCGTATCGCATTCCAGCTGGAACAGAAAATCAAGGCGACCCGCGCGTACTTCAATGACCTGTTCATCAACGGTGACACCGGCACGAGCGCCCTGGAGTTTGACGGGCTGGACACCGCCCTGACCAACGGGACGACAGACGTGACTGCAACCAGTGCCGCGAACGACCTGTCCACCAGCTCGACAATGGATAGCAACTACAAGGCGTTCCTTGACGAGTTTTACGATTGGCTTGCCACGCTTGACCGCATGCCGGACGCCCTGTTCATGAACCGCACGATGCACAGCCGCATGCGTGCCATTGCCCACCGGGCCGGGTATTACAGTCAGACGGAAGACGCGTTCGGGCGGCCCGTAAGCACGTTCGACGGGATTCCCTTCATTGACCTGGGCGACAAGCCTGGCACTAGTAACCCTGTCGTCCCCATCACCGCTGACTCCAGCGGCCTGGATACGACCAACATTTACGCTGCCGCGTTTGGTCTTGACGCTGTACACGGCATTAGCCCCAGCACGCAGTCAGCATTCCTGCAGACGTACCTGCCGAACCTGGACCTGCCAGGCGCCGTGAAGACTGGCGAGGTTGAAATGGTGGCCGCCATTGCCGTGAAGCACCAGAAGGCAGCTGGCGTGTTCCGCGGTATTGGCGTGAACCCGTAAGCATGGTGATTGTCCGCACGCCAAACCCCACATTTGATGGGGAACGCGTCGGTTTTCGCTTCAAGAATGGTGAAGCTCGCATGGAGAGCCTGTCCGGTAAGGATCGGCAGGCCCTCCGGCGGCTGGGGTACGAGATTGAGGATCGTGGCTCCCCAAACGACTTGAGCGGCTTGACGGTCTTGCAACTCCGTCAAGTCGCGGAGTCGCGGGGCGTGGACCTGTCCGGTTTGACGCGGAAGGCCGACATTCTGCAGGCCATCGAACCCTCCATGTAGGGTTGTTCACGCACCCATCTAGAAGTGGTGAGACGGCCGTTACAGTCAAGCAACTTGAGGTGGTGGGGTTGAGCCCCACCATCTACATTGACGAGGCTCTAGTGCCGTCTCCGAGTGCGAACCGGGCGAATGCTGAAAGGCCCATACGGGATGCGCTCGACGCTGGAATGGACTTGCTGTTGTGCGAGGACGATATTGACCTCGCCACCGATTTCGTGCCGGCCCTGGAGGCTGCACGCATGACGGGCCAACCCGTCACGTTTTGGCTGGAGAAGCAATGGACGCACCCTGAGCATTACTGGCCGTTGATTGCGCCGAAGGGTGGCGTGCCGACGGTTGGTCCCGTCGGGATTCACAAGGTCCGGCGCTTCAAGGAGTCCTGGTACGGCAGTCAATGCGTCCTACTACCGTTCCCAGTGTTGGAACGCCTCGCGCAAGCCTCCACGTTTGGAGTGGCGACGGGCGACCCGATCGACAGGTGGCTCAAAGCGCACTTGCCCAGCATGCTTGTTGCCCTACCGAACCCTGTGCAGCACCGCTCCCCACCTACAGTCGTGCCGGATACGCGGCACGCCAGGATCAGCCCCACATTCCACTTGGCTCGTGAAGGGAGGTGGATGGACGCATGGCAGTCGTGGATTACACCAGCCTCACCGAAACGAACACGCTAGCCCTCGAGCTCGCAAGCTTGACGAGCGAACCCACGGACTTGGACAGCCTATTGACGGACAGTGCAGCGGTTCACACGGCGGGTACCGTCACGATTCACCGGCCGTACTACGTCGCCGCAAAAATGTTGGACCGCGCGGCCAACACGAGCCGCCTCAACTCAGCGGAGGGCGCCGTGTTCGACCCGCCCGCCGTCCGAATCAGGTCCCTCCTGAATCAGCAGGCCGCGTTCGATACGGCCATGCTGCAAGACAATGCCGACTACACGATCCCTGCTGGCCATGAGGCTGGCGGCGGGTTGCGCCTGGTGTTCTGATGGTCAGTGCATTCAAGGGCGTCTTCGCGAATATTGAGGCGACCCTCACGTACCGACAGGTGACAGGCACAACCACAAACGTGTTTGGGGACGTTGTGCCAAGCGAGGCGACTGGTTCGCTTCTCGTTTCGTTCAAGCCGTCCGAAAGTCAACACTTGCTTTACCAAATGGGGGCGGATGCGGAGGTCATTCCGGGCCGGTTTCGGTGCCTTGACCCTGCAGCCCTCCCGACTGGCTTGGGTGTCGGCAGCACGCTTGACCTTGCGTGGAACGGGCAGGCGGGCGAAGTGACAATCACGAACGTCATGCGGAAGGGTCTTGCCGTGCTGGACGACACGCTCGGCCAAGAGTTCCTTGGAACCTGGAGGCCTACCTAATGCCTCTCGATTGGCAAGGCGACGAGATTCCTGGTGAGCTTGGCGAGGCGTTCTATCGGGCGAACGAAGTGCTTGGCAGAGCGTTCCAGAGTGAAGTCACGGCAAACAAGTGGCAGTGGCCGAACCCGCCCAGTCCACGCGACATTGTTGATACTGGCAATCTTCGCCAGTCGTACTCAGGTGAACGCACGCGCGAGCGTGGCGACCCTGCCTTTGACCACGCATGGAACGTCGAGTACGCAATGGCGGTGCACGAGGGAGCCGTCCTCAAGAACGGGACGAAACTCCCAGCGAGGCCCTGGACGGAGAAGCCACTCGACACGGGCGTCCTGGAACGGGCGTTCGACGCGTTGGCTAAGCGATGACGACCACGCAGCTGCGCGCAGTCCTCGCAAGCATGCTTTCGAGCCTGTTGGGGACGTACACGTACCTCGACGATTCAGGCGTGGAGCAAACCACGCCCGCGTTGCGCGTGACGGAACCCCCCGCCACGTGGCGAGCGAGTGGCTTGGAGGTCCGCATTCAAGAAATCCCAACCCTCCGGCAAGTGCCTGCCTACACCACCGGCGCGGTTGTCGAGACGCACAGGGTGTACCTCGTTAGTCACGACGCGGCGAGTGACACGCTCGCTGCCCTCCGCAAGATTCTGTCTCGCTGGCCCACCGCGCAAGCATCCAGCGTGGATGCAATCGAACGCCTCGGCATCCTCAGTCAACACGTCGTCACCATCTAGAACATGAAGGGAACATCATGCCCCTGAAGTACACGCAAGTCGAAGGCAGGCCCACCGGCCTGTTCCTCGCGCTCCTCGCTGCAGGCGCAAGTGCCGCACCGACGGACGTGACCGTCACGGTCGATACGGCCGGCGCGAGTGCAGGCGCTACGGCCATCCCCATTACCG